AAATTGGCTGGGAAAGAGAAGTGTCGTTTGATGGCTTGGTCGAAAAAATGGTCAAGCATGATATAGATATTTACAACCCCTAAATGCCAGAACTTTACAAAACACTATATACCGCTGATTTAGCTTCACCCAAAGGCTCGGAGCCAATGACCCCATCTATTGTGGATGATTTGGCTGCTTTTAGATTAACTAGGGTTTCAGCACCGAGCCATAATTATCCACTTATATATAAAACCAATAAAAATTTAACAGAATTTACAAAATTCGCCAGCCTACCAAAACCGCCTCAAAACTGGGAAGAGTGGGGTGATGTAAGACTTTTTAAATACAAGGGGAAATACCACGTAAATGTAAACAAAATAAACTGGAATAGACAAAACTCCCCTCAAATAAAACAAAGAGTTAAGTTGAACACGTATACATCTTTAGTGTCCGTGCTAGATATAGAAGACAACTTTAAAGAAACGGAA